CTAACTGATGTCCATTTCCGCAGCGGTCCAGCAGTGATCGACCGGATCGGTGGCGCTGATCTCGAAGCCCCAGTCCTCGCCCTGCCCGAGCCGATTCCACTCTGCGCCGACCTTCTCGTACTCGCCGAGTTTGCCGACCGACTCCCAGAGGGAATCCGACCACGTGCGCCCGCCGTCGACCGAGTAGCGCATCTGGACTTGCGGATCGCTGCCCTGTCCGCTCGTCAGGCCGATGCCGGTCTGACACAGCAGGCGGAACCGCGCGACGTTCAGCGGGCGGCCTCCTGAGAGATGCGGCGAGCGGCGCCGCCGCTGAATGAGCGCGCCGGCATCATCGAGGTAGCTGACCGACTGCTCGTACACCGTGCCGTCGATCCGGCTCCCGACGAGGTGCTTGTCGAAGATGTAGGCGTGATTGCGCGCCAGGTGCGGCTCTTCTTCGCCGAGCACGAGGCGCGTGCGTCGGTGCCACATCGACGTGGCGAAGTCGTACACCCACGTTCCCTTGTTCGGGAACGTGACCTGGTAGAAGGAATGCCCTTGCTCCTGGTAGCCGTGCGCGTAGGCGTCCCGCAGGGATCCGTAGGTCGCCCACTGACTCTCGACGGCGTTATTCGAGAACCGGACCGGGTTGTAGCCCTGCACCATCCACGCTTGCCCGGCGCCGTGCTCGTTCTCGCCCATCCACGCGATCGTGTTGTTGATCGGCACGGCGGTCCACGGCGAGCCGATCCCGTGTTCCATGATGTCCTGCACGGGCCCGAACGTCTCGAGCGCATCGCCGGTATTGCCCCACATTTCGGTCGTCTTGCTCCCGAGGAGGTAGACAATCCGGCGGCCGACGATCATCGCGCGGATGTTGTCGGAGGTCTGCGACTTCTGCTGGAGATCGAGCGCGTCCCAATTCGTCCCGTTGAACGACGCCGAGAACTGAAACTCCCGGGTGTTGTAGCCGAGCACGATGAAGTAGCCGTCGATGAACCCGCCCATGACGGCGTTCGAGGGGAACTGGGCATCGGTGATCTGCGTGAGCGTGTTCGCACTCATGTCGTAGATGTAGCCGAGCCCGCCCGCGAGGACCATCAACTGACTGCCGCCGGTGCCGTTGCTGAAAAGTTGCGCGGGGTTCGCGTTGATCGCCAAGGCGCTTGAACTGCGCAGCGTCCCCGTGCCCGCCGAGAACAGCTCGTAGAAGTCGGTCCCGCTCACGGCGAATCCGCGGTCGTCCTGGCCGAACAGCGCCTTGATCGGACCGTTCCCGATCGAGGCGAAGGAGACGAGGCCGGGCGTGCGCTTGAAGACGATCGGGGCCTTCGCGCGTGTGCCCGGGGCTCCGGTGAGCTCGGGATACATGTTGGCTACGTCTTCGATCGAGACCGCGGAATGCGAATCAAGGTAGCACCCACCAATGAAACCATCGAAGGGAATGGTCGGCATCAGCGTGTGGGCCAGGTGTTCGATTGGATGTCGAACCCGCTTCCATAGTCGGAGGGGAAGTCGTTGCGCATCGGCGGCGGTCCCGGGTCGTTGACGCGCTCGAGCGTGGCCCACGCGACCCGTTCCTCGTCCTTCATGTCCTGCGTGAGCGGCCTCGTGAACGGCCGCGCGAGCTTGTTCCGGAGCAGGAGTTGAAACCACTCCCAGTAGCCGGGCGGGAACGTGTAGTCGGTGTCCAGCGTCCCGCTGAAGCCGGTGACGGCCGTCGGCGTGCCGACCACGAGCGTGCCGGCGGTGGTCGGCACCGGGTAGAAATGGAGGGTCGCGTTGGTGACCGTCGGCTCCATAAAGAGCGCCAGCGGCAGTTCCCCCGTGATCGTCTTGTCGGGGATGTTGAGCCACTCTTTGCGGTTAAGAATGTCGACGTTGTTTTCGAAGTCGGACCCGACCGCCTTCGCCTTCGCCGAGGCGATCCAGATCGGCCGCGCCTGCACGTAGTTGCCGCTCGGGCCGATCGTGCGGTTCTCCGTGTTCGCCACCAGCGTGTAGGAGGACCGAAGCACGGTGTAGATCGACCCGGGCTTGAGTTCCGCCGAGTCGATGATCATCTGCAGGTAGCGCAGGCCGAGCGCGCCATCACGGGCGGACAAGGATCGCCCCACGCCGAGGACACCAAGGTCCGTCAGCGCGTCGGTGATCAAGTCCCGCCCGTTGATGGTGCTCATGCGTGATTACTCGGCCAACTGCCCGAGCGTGCTCACCGAGACGCTGCACTGTCCGTAGGTCTTCGCGCCATTTGTGAACGACGCGTGACCATTGGCGTCGAGTCGCACGACACCGTTGCCGACGTTCTGATTCAGGACGGTTTCGAGCGACGGGAGCACCGCGTCGAACTCTTCTTTGCTCTGACCTGAGAGCTCCGTGCTGTGCGCCTGTAGCCGACGCTTGACCGCGTCAGGCTTTCCGACGACCGTGATTGAAAACGACAATGTCTACCTCCAATTTACCGATAGAGATAACGGCCAGTGAATCGCGTTGAATACTCGCGGCCGTGCTGTTCCAACATGACGGCGTGCCGACGCAGCCACGCGGCAACCGCCTTGCGGCCACGCTTGGTCATGAGAGACGCATCGCGAATCGTCACGATCGCCGCTGACTTCTGTTTCGTCATGCCGGCACCGCCATCAGGGCCGCACGCCGTTCCTCGATCGCGCGCAGCACGCTCACGCGCCCGCCGTCGTGCTTCGGGTGCGCCTTCTCCGCGGTCTCGATCGCGTCGAGCTTCTCCGGCGTGTCGGCGCCGTTGACGAGCGCG